TGAAAGTTCCACAACGCAAGCCTGTGCGCCTCTGCATCTGGATTAGAGACACAGGACGCACACAAGGCAAGGCTAAATATCAGTATCAGGCGCATTGAGCTTTAGGCACTCTTTAGCTTCTGTTAGTGACAATGCAATCAAGTGATGCTTGCAGGTCGTCACGTAGCGAATAAGCCAGCCAGTAACGCCCTTATAAGTCACTAGCTGGCCCTTGTGATTAGCTCGCAACTCGCAAGCGTTACCATCCTCACACGACACTATCGAGTGTGTTTTTGGTTCTTCGTATTCTTCTATCATGCTACGTTTAGAACCTCTTTGACTGATACATTGTCTATTGATAGCGTTACACTTGAACCGAACATAAATAGAAATGGCGATGAGTTTGCCGGGATAATATCCTCCAAAAAGACTCCGTTAGCCGATCTTCCTGTTGTTTGCGTACCGCCTAGCTCAAGCCGCATTCCTGTTCCTGAAGAGTAATTAAGAATCTCATAAGAGCTTCGGACTAATCGTCCCTGCATATCGTTAAGCACTTGATTTGTATTGACACTAGTAGATAGTCCGCTTAGTGCGCCACCTGAGATACTCCACCCAGCGCCTAGTGTCCAATCGCTATCAGTATCAAACCCACCATTAACAACCAACTCCTGCCCCAGCCACTCACCTGTAACTTGCTGCTGGAATAACCCCCAATCGTCAGCGTTACCGCTTATTACTGTGCCGTAACCGTCTGCGCGTCGGATTGATATTGTGATGTCGCTTTGACTCTCCGAGAATTCCCTCAATATAAACGCAGTACTAGTCGCAGTTATGACAAAAGGTACTCCGTCCTGAAGAGGAAGCCAGCCTGCGCCTGCATATCGCAAATCCTCGCCGGAGGTCAATCCAGATACAGTCACAAGGTAATCCACACCCACGATAGTGGTGGCAACAACCTCTTCAGTACCAACCGCTACAGCGTCAACGCCATTCCACAGCTCCCCACCCAACACAGTCGCCCTATTCCGCAATATGTCGCTATTATCATCTAGCGGGTAGTCGCGTATTAGTGTGCCGTTGTCCCAGATTTTTAGGTTTGCTAGGATGCCTGGTAAAATAAAAACTCCAGCCTGCCTAGTGTATAGCATATTAAATATATATGATGCGCTTGATGCCCCGCCTCCACGACTTACCCCGTCAATAAATATCTCAACAACACCATCAATCTTAGTTATTTTTACGCTGTGAACCTCCAGAGGCTGAAGATAATCACCATTAGAAAAAACAGTTGATCCGCTATTGTCTCTTACTGAGATATCATTGTTGGTGATAAATATACAGTTTTGAGTACCACCATTATTACCCAGTATCATATAGGCGTTATCATCGTTATCCGATAGTACATCAAACTCAATCACAAAATCCCCAGCAAGCGTAACTTCTGGGATAGTCGCGTAGTCTGTTGTGCCTTCGTTGCGGCGGAAGTAGCGCTCGAATAGCTCAGGTACGAAGTTTTTACGCTTCTTTCTGTCCGCCTGCTTCTTGTACATCTGATACTGAAGGCTTTGCGCTTCTGCGTACTTTGGGCTGTTTAGTGTTATTTCCATTTTTAGCAGCCTCATTGCGCTTGTTGTTAATTCGCATTAGTGTAGCAAAATCGACTTCTTGACCAGGAATCAAGCCGTCATTATTTAGTTTTTCTGACATTGTTATCCACCTATAAATAAGCCCTTTTTGATACTATCGCCAAGGGCCTGAACTAGCTATTTAAGCCTAGTTAGTTACCAAGAAAGCCATTGGGATAAGCTTACGATCAATAATGCGATCCCAAGAGGTCGCCAGCTTAAGCTCAGCAATACTGAATGACTCGCCAGCAGGTGTGCCGGTAGACTGGAAACCTAATGGATGCAGCAAGAAGGTCTCTCGAGTCCATAAGGTGCCAACACCGCCACCATTGCCCTGATTAGCTTCGCGCTGAATTTCAACAGGGAAGTCAGGCATACCCTTACCATAACCAAATGCACCCTCACCGAATAGAACTGTGGTGTACTTAAAGCCGTCAGTAGAGCCAGCCGTAACAGTCATACCATCATCGACAATAATTCGCTTGCCCATAAAGGTTGGAATTGTCATGCGGCCTTCTGAATCAGGGATGAAATCAATGTCATCACCATCAACCATCTGCTTATACACAGCAGAGTGAACAGCAATCGCACCAGTGTTGTTAAACGCATCACCAAGGGTAAACGCTGCACTAGTAAAGTTACCACGTGACCACTTAGTAGAAGCAGTTTGGCCCGCGATAGATTCGGATGCAACATCGTGAACCATGTCGCCGCCATCGTTAGCCACGTTATCGGCTAAGATGCCATCACAAGATGCAATCAAACGGCGCTGCCATTGACGTGTCCAGTAAGTATCTACGCGGTTGCGAATGTGCTGCATTGCGTTTTCACCCATTGCAAGCTCACTAGCTAGGTCAGACGTTGATAAACCTTTGTTTAAGAAGGCTTTACGCGTGATTTGCTCGCCTTGCGTAATCTTCTGAGCTGCTGCAATAGCTGCCGGATCATCACTAGACAAGTTAGCTTCAATAGCTGCGTCAATATCATTCCAGTAAGGTAATTCAGCTTTCTTACCAGCACCAAGCGCTAGCTGATCAAGCATAGGTGAGCGAACCGCCGCACCAGACTCGAAGAAAGCTGTCTTTTCTGGCGAATTAACAGCAGGTAAATCTTGAAAGATTGTGACATCAATAATATCAGTCAGTTGTGTAGTAGCCATTTTGGGCTTCCTTTTATTTAAGTGCGGGTGTTCCGCAGGGCTTCATATTGCGCAGGATCACTGTCTTTAATAGACTTTAATTCTGCTGTTGAATAATCGTTAAACTTTTTAGTGACAGCCCCGCCGCCTTGATTACCAGAAGCCCCGCTTCCAGTGTTTCCGCTACCATCTACCAAGAACCCGAAGGAGCTAGTTAGATGCTCTTTTACTTTTTCAACATCGACCTCAATTCCGCCGATTTCATAAACCACTTTACCATCGACATAAGAGGCGTGTTTTGCTGCCTGCTCTGCCAATAATCCGGCTTTCGTGGTATCGCGTGTCAGTGAGCCGCTAAGCTCTACTGTAGCCAAGGTTAAAGCGTCTTTGCGCTCTTTTTCATCCTTAGCAATAATCGTTTCTCGTAACTCTTTGTTTGCAGCTTCCGAGCGTTCGTATAATTCTTTGAACTCTTCGCGCTGCTTTAAGCCGTCATCCTCTGCTTGCTTTTGTGCAATTTCAAAGTCTGAAAGCTTTTGTGATACCTGCTTCTTTTCAGTTAGCAGTTCTTCATTCTTCTTTTTTAAGCCATCCGTTTCAGCCGCCAATTTCTCAGCAATCAAAGCGTCAAGCTCTTCTTGTGTGTACGTTTTATCAGTCATTAGAACCCAGTTCTGTGATAGTGAGGCCCAGCCCCGTTACAGTCATTATACATAAAAACGGCCAAGGTCAATAGTTTTGGTGAATAATGGACATTCATAATATAAATTATACTAATCAATCTGCATAAATTAGGCTTAACAAATGACTGAAATAGAACCAAGCAACAACAAGCCAGCCTTTCACATTCGCAAAGAACCCATTCGAGAGGGTGAGCTGCTTTATGATAAGAAAGGACTAATTGTGGCAATTAAACGAAAAGGGCGGCTATTGGCTGTCTTGAGGGGTGAAGAATGAAAATGGTATTTGAGCATTTAGGCATAATACTAAACGGAAAATATATATCTAGCTTTGACATGACTGATAGTGAAGTCGAGTGCCGCATAGTGCTTTGGATGAGTAATGGCGTTAAATACATATTCTCAGGAGATAGTAGTAATATATCATCGCTTTCAACCTCTCTAATAAAATCAATGGAAGATACCAACGAAGTTATATTTAATAGAACAATAAAATCATGCTGGTACGGGAGTATGAAATGAACACTTTTACTTTTACGGATGATGAGGTCGCTATAATAAGCACTGCCTTAAGGCGGTATTCTTATGACTTGGAGCGCTATTTGAATGAGTCGGACGAGCTAAATGTAGATGATTTCTTGACCTCATCAATACGCGAGTGCTCTCCGGCAATTGAGTCTGCAAGAGAGAAGATTGATCGACCTAAAGAAAAGTAACTGGCTCTAATGCCGCAAGCTCTGCAAGGGAGTAAGTCTTTTTAATATTGACTCGCTCCCTTACTTCCTTTGGTTGCAATTTCAACCAACCCCTATAACTAAGATTAGCTGATACTTGGCCGGACTCGCTGGCTCTTGTGCCTTCTAATCCTGGTATTTCATACTTGCGCTCAACTAGCATCACCCTAAGCGACCGGCAATTAAAATGCAAAGGCGGCATAGGCCCATTATTAACCGGCCAGATAGTTTTATCAGCACTAATGCAAACATCGCTTGTATGGCTGTCTAAGGTCGCTATTATCTGCTCGCCTCGCAATACATCACTGTTAGCCTTTGCCGTTTCAGTATGAGCCTGATTGCTTGTAGAGCTAATAGTAGTCGATACCAAAGCCCTAGCCTGAGCCTTGGTTCTGCCATTTACCTGTCTAGTTACTTTACGTGTTATCTCATCCGTAGTTTCACCACCGATAAAACCCTGCTGAATCAATGAGCGTATTTCTTGCGACTTCTTGCCGCTGAATTGTTGAATAGCTTGGTTAATCGTCATTCGCTCAACTGCGCCACTCTGCTGAGTTAGAACCATATCGGTATTATTCAAGGCAGCATTAAGCTGTTCAATAGCTGGCTCAATAGCATCTACTTTGATAGCACCTTGCAGCATTCGAGTATTGAAGCCCGCCTCATATTCTGAGAACTCATTGATGTAACCGCCCAAGTCTAGCTCGAACTGCTGAAATGACTTAGCCATAATGTCGTCAATATCAGCTAACAATTCCTGAGCACGAAAGAACTGGAAGTTGGTTAAGTTCTCTTTGGCTAATCGAGCAACCAGCTTATCACGCATATCATTCAAGATTGGCTCAAGGTCGTTATATCGCCCGTGACCGTATCGCTCAACGAATATGGCGTGCCTAGTGGTTGCGTCGATTAAATAGCCTGTAGTGCTCATAGAATAGTATTGTTCGCGTTTTCTGAGTCAATATCCTTGTCTGATCGGTCAGCGTCCAAGATACCAGCCCTTCTCAACAATCCACGCAAATCAGATTGCGATATATCGCCACGGTCAGCCGACACATTGGCCGCCATCCACTCTTGAGCGCTCAATACAGTATCGAAGAAGTCGCGATTCATAACGTATTTAGGAGCTTCTGCACCAACAAACTCAGCCATAAGGCTAACCACAGCATTAAGTGTATCTTCTACATTGCCGACGATGGTTGACAGTACTGAAGTTTCAGAGCTGGCCGCTATTCGTGCCGCCTCTGCTGTTTCATTAATTGCGTTGGTAGTGATCAATCGAGCGCCAATACTAACCATCTGATCTTCTTTAGCCTTCATAGCCTCAGAAGTTGCTTGGGCTGGTTCTAGTTGCAGTAAATCCATTGAGCCACTGTCACCAAGGAAAACGCCCTGGTCGGCACCAACTAACACACCATTAGGGTTCATTTGTTTCCAAGTATCAGTGTCCATAGAGGTAGTAATGCCAAGCGTGCCACCCGAATGAATATAAAGATTTTTCTCAAAGTCTGCACTGTTGCGATAGTGGCCTACGTTAATCTCCGCTATCGACTCTAGCGGAATATCATCAACGCACGGCTTGTTATCTTCTGAGCCAGTAAAGAAGAAGGGAATATAATCCATTCTTTGGCCGTTCAGTCTAGGTTCAAATGTTTCAATAATTTCGCCAGAGTCATTATATAGACGATTTTCATACAAGCCATCAATCAGCAGTAGTGCTCGGTATTGAATAACCTCTTCACGCGAGAATATATCACCATCTCTAGCTTTGTACGACTTCTCACACAACACAACCATAGATAGCTTATTAGTGCCGTTCTCTTTTGTCGTTTCCCAGTTAATAATAGCCTCAGCCGCGTATGAAGCAGCGTAAGGCTTTACACCCATTCGTTGCTCATCCTCACGGCTTGCCCCTTCTGGAACACTAGGGAAGTCAACCAGAATACCATTGCGGCCAGTTACCTGAATCTCAGATACCATGCGCTTGGCTACTTGGTCAATTCCCATGCCTTCACCATCTAAATCACTCTCAACAAATGAAAGTGATTCTGGCAGGTCTTCGCTAAAAGATGGCTCTTTACGGAATACTGCGCCGGTTAATGCCGATTTAGTTCTACCAGTCACGCCAAGATACAGAGCTCTCTGCTTATAGGTATTGTACTTATCCGCGTCTTTGTCAGCACCTTTAGGCAAGTACTTCTCACCTGCCTTTTTAATGCCATTAGGAGTAGCAGCCAAACGCGTCATAGTCCAGCGTGGCAAAGCTTCCTGATATTCTGGATGCTGGTATTTAACGTCAGCCATTATTTAAACCTCGTAATTTTCTGTAATTCTAGCATTGTAATCATACAAAGCCCATTTTGATAGATGTTGCTGGTTTTCTGATAGGCAGCTCATAAGCTATCGGATAGGTTGAGGCGTCATTCTGGTGGTCATTACCCGCGCTCTTGTCAGGCTCTCCATTCTCAGCATAAACCTGCTGCTCATAACATGCGGCAACATCAGGGCATAGCTCATCATTCACAAACAGCTGGCCATTCTCGAACGCTGCATTAGTCGCATTGATACGATCTTTAACTGGTGGGTTAGTTGGCTTAAATTTGCAGGTGTAGTTATAAGGCGCTGCCTTGAGTATTGCTATGTCGGATTCACTAGCACCACCCATGCGGGTCCTATTCTTACCTGAGCTATCAGGATAAATAATAACCTTGTGACCTTTATCCTTATATCTGCGCTTTATTATGTCGGCCACCTCTGGTGTATTGTATCCATCTTTAATCTGATCGACCGCATGAAAGGCTTTATCCCTAAGCACGTAAACAGTGGCAGCCATCTTATCAATGTTAAAATCCATGCCGATAAATACAGGTTCTTTGTCTTTGACTGTTTCGCGGCTTCTGTGCGCTATTCGATTGTAAGAGCGGTAAACTGTGCCAGACGTAAGGTTTACAAAATCCCCGTTAAGATATGCTGTAATTAGTTGCTCTGGATAGGTCTCCATAAGCGTATCAATATAATCAGGCGGCAAGTAATCTGCATTCTCATACGTTGAAGCCTGCACCATTGAATAGGACGGTGATGGATTGTTAGCGAACTTATTGTAAACGAATTTAAACCCCTCTGGAGTAGTAGTAACCCCGATAGAGTTCTCTACACCAGGTATTACTAATCGCATCCGCGCAATAATCTTATTCCACGCATCATCAGCTTTCTTTGCCTTTAGTACATCTATTTCATCTACTAGCGCCCTAGATATTTTAAAGCCTACTATTGAGGTGGGGTTATCCATTGAGCGACAAATAACCGTTCCGTAGAACTTGCCATCACGGTAAACATGAACCTCTTTATTTGATTCCTTGGTATCAACAGTAAAGCCCATTAGCTCAGCAGCTTCTGCAAAAGTAGGGAAGAAAATATCCCTAATAGCTGGGTAGGTAGGGCCGAAGTAACCTTGAACAGTACCTGGGTGCTTACTGAAGAATATCAGTAGATCAAGGCAACCAACAAAAGTTTTGCCACTGCCAAAGC